GTCGGCGCTGTACGGGCTCGTGAGCGTGACCGCGACGAACGTCGAGATCCCTGCCGCCTTTCTCACGGCCCGTTCCTCGGGCTCGGTGAGGTAGACCGCCTCGCCGCCCTCGCGCCCCGTACGGTCGTAACTCTTCGAGCTGTCACCGAGCGACCGCTGCGTGAGGCCGTGCGGGTTCTCGAAGGCTCGGGCCGCCGCCGCGACGCAGATCGCCGCGACGCGACGCGGCACGTTGTCGAGGGCGTTCGTTGTCGTGAGCCACGTTTTCTCGGCGACGTCGCGGATCAACTCGCTCGCCTCGGCGAGCAGGTACTCGCCGCGGTCGCGCTCGGCGTCGTCGAAGTCCTCGGGCAGCGCGCCGAGTTTGCGGGCGAGCATCCCGAAGGACGCAAGCGGCGGGGCCTCGTCCTCGGCGGCGCCGACGTAGAAGTAGCCGACCTCGGTGTCTTCGACGCCACCCGTGATCGTCCACACGTAGGCGTAGCGGCCGACCGCGTTCGCCTCGGCCGCCGGGATGACGACGTCGATGATCCCGGTACCACCCGACGAGGGGACGCCCGAGTAGGTCGTGCCGCCCGGCTTGGTGAGCTCGAGCCCGCCGGACACCGCTACGGGCGCGCCCGTGTCCGGGTCGGTCGCGGTGTACCGCAGCGGGATCGGGTCGCCGAGGTCGAATCGCCGCATGATGCCTCCTACTCGACGACTTGTACGCGGGTAACGATACGTGGGTCGCCGTTGCGCGAGGCGAGCCTCGCCTCGTCATTGCGGGAGGTCACCCACGGGCCTCGGGGGCGCGCGGCCGTCCCGTCCGATCCGACGCCGGACGGCGCGAGGTTGAGGCCGAGCGCGGCGGCGCCGGACGAGCCCCGGGTACCGACCGCCGACACGCCGAGGCCGAGCGTCAGGGCGACCGCGCCCGAATGGGCGGTCGCGCCCGCAGCGGCGACAGCGAGGCCGAGGCCGAGAGCGGCGTCGCCGTCATGCGCCGCCGAGCCCGCCGCGTCGACCGCGAGGCCGAGGCCGAGAGCGACGGAGCCTTCGCCGGCAACGTCACCGTCAGGCACGAAGACGACATCGACGAAGTAGCACCCGCTGTTGAACGAGTCAGCGGCGAAGATGACCGCCTCGGTGTAGCCGGACGGCCCCATGTCATGGAATCGGCCGGCACCCGTGCTCGCACTGAGGTCGCCGTTCGTCACGGGCCACGGCGACGATGCACCGGTCGACGAGACGTACCGCTCGGTGCGGATGTGCGGGGCGATATGTGCGCCCGCGGCGACGTGAACCGGAGGATCGAGGGCGACGTAGTCCCACCAATCCTTGATGCCCGAGGTGAACTCGGCGTCGGTCGAGCTGCTGAGTTTGGTCCCGGTATTCCAGTCGAAGAGTGCCCCCGCGACGTTCTCGCCGTGATTCTCGTAGTTGGTCGACGCCCATCGCCGGATGTGCGTCACGGTGCCCGCGACGGCCGCCGTGATGTACGTGGTCAGCGAGTAGGTCGTCGCATCCGAGGTGTCGTGCGAGACGGGTTCCTGTCCCGAGAACAACGTCTCGGCGACCATCGTCGAGGCCGAGTTTCCGGCCGCGCCGTCCCACTGCCACCCCGGGACGTCGCCGTCACCGTAGGCGTCGAGCGCGCTGACCTTTTCGAGCAGCACGGCCGTCATGCCGAGGCCGGTCACGAGCGAATCCCACACGAGGTAGATGCCCGTCGCGTTCGCGGGTGCTGCTGCGGTCGTGAAGCTCACCCGATTCGAGGCGCCGATGTCGCCGAGTTGCGGCGTCGTGAACGTCTCGGGGAAGGTGTCGCCGCCGGCTGACCGGGTGTATGCGATGTAGACGGTACGGGTGAACTGAAAGGCCGACGAGCCGTTGTGCTGGTAAAACGAGACGGTGAAGACGTCGCCCGCAGCGCACGGCGCGGCGGGCGTCTGAATGAAGCCTGATCCGGTCGCGCGCACGCCGGTCTGACGCGGCATGTTGGCAGGGAAGTCGGTAGCGCGAGCGGGCGCGGCGCTGCCGCTGTAACCGGTCGCGTTGACCTTCGCCGCAGGGTTCGGGATGAGGTTTTGGCGCGTCATCGGCGCCCGATCAGGTCGACGAGCCGGTAACGGTCAAGCTCGTGATGTCGTACGTGCCCGCCGCGTTGAACGCCTGATCACCCGTGAGCGCGTCGTAGCCGTAGAACGTGCCGGCCGTGCTCGCGCTGTAGAACAGGGCATTCGTCGCCGCCGCGCCGGGCGAGCCCGTGAACGAGTGCGGGACGGCCGAGTCGGTCAGCACGCCGCCCGAGACCGAGAAGGTGACCTGTCGGCGTTGGGCGCTCGTCTGATCGCCGGACGTCTGCCCGCCGCCTACGCCGACCCACATCGTGACCTCGTTGCCCTGGTCAAGAATGGCGTTGATACCCGCGCTGTTAAAAGGCATCCTCGTCCGTCCCTCGCGGTTTCTGCTCGTCGTCCCACGGGATCGGATCGCCGCCGCTCGCATCCGGGACGAAACTGCGGGGCGGGTCGACGACGGCCCGCGACCGTGCCGCCTCGGCGAGACGCTCGATCATCTCACCTTTGGCTTGCTGGTCGCGGGCCGCCTCGGTCACGAGCCGGCCGCGATCTTGACGGCCCGGACGAGCGACTTCGTGCTCGCCGGGTTGCTCGGGGTGTCGGGGTCGAGGACGGTCGCGGTGCCGACCCACGCGTTCACGAGCGACCGGTCGGTCGTGTTCGTGTAGTCGTAGTCCGACAGCCACCGGACCGAGATGCCGGCCCAGTAGCCCATTGCGCCGCCCGCCTCGCCCATCGAGCGGTTGACGGCCGCGTTCGCGCCGCGCGGGATCGCGGGGGCGCGGGTGGCCAGCACGAAGGCCGAGCGGTGGTAGGCGAACGCCGCGTCGTCGTCGATGTCGACGGACTTGAGCACGTTGAAGCCCGCGATGCGGCCGATGGTCCGCTCGCGGATCGCGCTCACGGCCTGGTCGGCGCCGACCGAGTCGGCCCGGGTGAACCGGTCGTCGGTGACGATGTCCTCGGCCACGGTCGAGCCGACGAGCAGCGTGCGGCCGTCCTGCGGCACGTGCTTCTTGTCGAGGATCGTCGCGGCGCGGGCCGCCACCTTGAACCAGTCGGTCACGCCGCCGACGACGAACTCGGCGTCGGTCGGGTCGACGGTCTGACCGGCCGGGTAGGTCGCGTTCTCGATCTCGCCGATCACCTCGTCTTCCATGCCCTCGGCGACCGCGCGGATCTGCGGGTTGAGCACCTGAACGGCGAAGTCGGTGATGTCGAGCGTGAGTTCCTCGTCGGTGATTGGGGCGCCGTTGTAGACATCCGTGTCGAGCGTCACCGGGATCGAGAACTCGGTCGAGGTGTCGTTCACGATCGCCGTGCCGGCCCGCAGGGTGCGCTTCCGGGCGGTCCGGCGGGCCGGGATCCGCATGTTCACGGTGTCGTTGAGCGCGCCCGCGAACTCGCCCGGGTTGATCGCGTCGGTCCACACGGTGCGTGCGACCACGAGTTCGCGGTACAGCAGACCGATCGTCGTGTTGGCGATCTTCGTCGGCTTGAGGAAGGTGTTCGCCACCTTGGTTCCCTGCCTCTCTCTAGCGGACGGATCGGCCGTACCGCCTCAGTGGTTACGTGCGAGGAATGCTCTCGACGAGCTTGAGCGGGTTGGTTTCCTCGGGCTCGGCGGCCGTTCGGGTGGCGCCGCTGCGAAGGTTCTCGCGCGGGCGCGCGGCGCGGGCGGGGGCTGTCTGGCGGGTAGCCTTCGGCTCTTCGTCCTGCTGCGCGTCGTCGCCGTCCTCGGCGTCCGCTTCGTCGTCGGCCCCTTCCTGCTGCTTCGTGGTGCTGGTCGTGCTCTTCTTGCCCTTCGGCTTAATGCCGAGGTCGTCGATCATGTCCTTACCGTCGGCGAGCATCTCGTCGAAGGTCTTGCCGTCGAGCTTGCCGGCGAGCCGCACCGAGATGCCGAGCTCGTCTGCCACGCGCCGGACGAGTCCGTCACGCTCGGCCTTCGAGGCCCGCTCTTCGGCCGCTTTCAACTGCTGCTCGATGCGGTCGAGCTGCGAGGCGTTCTTGTCGGCCTGCGCCGCCTTCGCCTTCAACTCGTCGAGATCGCCGTATTCCGCCAGTGCCGCCGCGACCTTCTCTCGCACCTGCGCGTTGACCATCTTGGCCATCTGCGCCCGGGTGAAAGTCGGCTCGGTGCCGCCCTTGGCGTCGTCGTCTTCGATTGTCATTCCGGAGAGCCTCCGTCGTTTCCGGCGTCGCCGCCGTCGCTTGCTCCCGTGGCGCTCGGCTTTCCGTTGTCGAGCCACCGACGGTAGTTGTTGAGTGCATTATTGCTCGTACCTGCCGACATTGTGCCAGAGGTGCGGGCCCATGCCTGCGCCTCGTGGTACTCGGCGAGGTACTGATCGGATTGCGCCACGACGCCGACGCTCGCCGGGTCGCCGCGGTAAACCGGCTCGGGCATGCACGCATCGTGGTCATGCGCCTCGAAATCTGCCGATTTCTCCGATTTGTAAACGGGGCCCCTGCTGGCCAGCATGCGGCAGAACGTGCAGGGGTCGCCGCTCGTCGCCCGCGCCCACCCGAGAGCCTTGCGGTCGGCGTTGACGGCGTTCGTGATGGTCATGCGCCCGCCCGAGAGGACGAGCTTCGTCAGGGCGCCCGCCACCCGTACGAGGCCCTGCGACTTCGCGCCCTCGATGGTCATGCCGGCCTTGCGGGCGTCGATGATGCCCTTGAGCGCGCTGCCGCGCAGCTCGCCGACCATGAACTCGGCGCTCGGGCGCGGGGCGCGCGGGATGGCACCGATCGAACCGATGCCCTCGACGCGCCGGAAGAGCGGGTAGTAGTTCGCCGCGACGAGGGCCGACTGATCGAAGCCCTCGCCGGCAAGCAGGGCGGCGGCGCGGGCGAAGGTGTCGATCGTGCCCGCGAGATCGGTCACGTCGACTATCTGCCACAGCCGCAGCAGACCTTGCAGCGAGCCCGCCCGGGCGGCGAGTTGCGCCGCCTGCTGCGCCTCGGTGAGTGCGGCCCCCGCCGCCGTGAGCGCCACGCCTACGCCCGGACGCCCGGGGGCAGGATGAGGCCCGAGCCCGTGCGGGTCGTGCCGTCCGGGTTGGTCGTGGGCGGGTTGCCGGCCGCGCCCTGCGCCTGCGAGTTGAGCAGGCTCGTCAACTGCCCGAGCGAGTCGCCCTCGGCCGCCCGCGCCCGCCACCGCTCGACGTCCTGCCGCGTGACGCCCGGGATGCGGTCCCACAGCATCTCGGCCGGCACGTTGAGCATCTGCGCGATCTTGCCGAGGCCGTCGATCACGGCGCCGAACGCGCGGGCCGAGGTGTCGCGCCACACCGTCTCGATGTCGTCCGGGACGTCGACATCCATGAGGTCGCCGACGACCTGCGCCATCTGCTCGTGCGACTCGCCGAGCGACGTCTTCGCTAGCTCGATCTTGCGGTCGCGGCCCGCCTCGGCCGCCGCGAGGGCCTCGGCCGAGAGGTTGACGAGTTCGCCGATCAGCTCGTGAACGGGCGTCTCGGAGAGCGTCGCGGCGTACTTGAGCACCGATTCGCGGGACGCGAGGAAGCCCGTCAGGTCGGTCTGTGAGAACTCACCGAGCTCGATGTCGTCGGGGTGCTCCTCGAAGGTCCAAAGCTGCGAGGCGGCGGCGCGCATCTTCATCGCGCGGTTCTCGGGCGTCCACCCCTTGACGTACCGCTGCCGGAAGGCCGTATACCACTCGGCCGACTTGAGCCCGAAGCTCGTGATGTCGGTCTGATCTTGAAGCGTCATCAGCGGGGCGACCTCGCCCGCCGTGAGGACCGCGACCGTGCTGTTCAGCGCCGACCCCTGCGGGTACTGCCGCTCGGGCTCGTCGTCGGCGTCGAGGTCTTCCGAGGGGACGTACTTGACCACGGGCACGTAGTCGATGGCGTCGATCGTGGCGCGCTTGAGTTCGGCGAACCGCTTCTGTTTCGGGTCGTAGCCGAGGGTGTAGACGCCGACGTCGCCCTCGGTGTCGACGGCGTACAGCCGGTAGTAATTGCCCCGCCCCTTGCGCCATTCGAGCGCCATCATCGGGAAGTCGGGGGCGTCGTCGTCGTACAGCGCGTGCATGCGGCGCGGCGACACGGGCCGGATCACGGGCGTCGGGTCGCCCGGGGTGACGACCGTGTAGCCCCACCCGTACTGAAAGACAGCGCGGTAGAGGCCCGCTTGCCCCCGGTCGAGACGGTTGCGCTGCCAGGCCTGCCAGATCGGCCCGAGGCTCGCGTCGGGGTCGTCCGGGGCGCCGAGGTCGCCGCCGAGGCTGTTGCCGGCGGGGCCCGCGTTGTCGGTCTGCCGGATGTTGTCGACGTACAACGACTGCACGAGCGAGTTCAACACGATCGCGATGAGGTTGATCCGGGCGGTCCGGGCCAGCTCGCGCACCTCGGCCGGCGCGTCGCGCGGCACCACGAGGGGTAGGGCCTGCTGGCCCGTGGCATAGCGGCGCAGAACGTCGAGGTCTGTCCGCTCGGCTTCGAGGTCGCCGCGCAGCGCGTGGGCCGCCTCGATCGCCGCGTCTTCGGTGAGCACTAAAAGACCGCCTTCCCGCTGCCTGCGCCTTCCCGGCGGACGCGGATCTTCCCACTGTTGAGCACGATCCTACGGCCCATCCGCGCGCCGACGGCACACACGGCGAGGTCGACGTGTTTCTTCGAGTCCCGGGTGACCTTGCCGAGGCTCACGCCCCACGGGTTCGGCCGCCGTTTCGCGTTGTTGAAATGTGCCAACATCACGCCGTCACCATCCCACGTGAAAGCGCTCTCGCCGAGTTCCTCGATGTCCTCGACGGTCTGCATCGCCGCCTGCGTGAACATCTGGTTCCGCGCCTGCCCGCCGACGGTCTTAATGCGCATGTCGAAGAGCACCGAGTTGCCGATGCGGGCACCCGGGGTCGCCCAGATCTTGAGCTTGCGGTGAAAGTCGCGATGCCACGCGTCGATAAGCGGCATCCAATAGAGCGACTCCGTCTCGTCGTCCTTCGCGGGGCTCGGGTCGACGCCGAACCACACGGGCGTGTAGTAGCCGAAGGCGTGCCGAACGACCGCGTCGACCTGGTCGCGGGGCGCGAGCCACCCTTCGCCCGCCTTGCCGCGGGGCGGCGCCCAGACGCCGAGCTTGAAGACGTGGCCGTCGCGCAGGCGGCAGCCGGCGATAGCGGTCGCGTCGCCGCTCTTCGAGCAGTCGAGGAACATCGCGATCTGCTCTTTCTCGCGGATCACAAACTTCGGCCGGGCGAGGGCGCCGAGCTTGCGGGGGTCGACCCATGCGTCTTCGGCCGCCCCGAGGCCGTTCAGGTAGTACCGGATGGCGTCTGCCGGCGGAAGCTCGGGATCGAGCACCTCGCCGAAGAGCCGCTCAAGGTCTGCCCACTGCGCATCGGCGTACGCCGCCCGCAGGCCGGCACGCAGACTCTCGGGCTTGAAGATGTCGGTGTCGGGCGGGGCCTCGATGCTGTCGTACAGGATGTCGACCGGGATCACGGGGTTCTCGGCGTGCGCGATCACCTGCTTTTGCCACGCCTCGAAGGTGCGCTCGGCGATCGAGTCGGCCCCCTGCGCGTGCGCGTTCGTGCCGTCGAGCGTCCGGGCTTGCAGCACCTTCGGCGACTTGCCGACGTTGCGGCGGGCGACCTTCGCCGTGCGGTGACCGCCGTTGCTCTCGGTCATGTGGTGCGTCTCGTTCAGGAAGATGAACGTCGCGGGGTCGCCCTCGGCGGTCATCTCTGACGAGGTGAGCACCTCCATCCGGCCGCCCGTGTCTTTGATCGAGGTCTGCGTCTTGCCGACGTCGAGGCCGTAGTGAGCGCGGGCGTCGCGCGAGAACATCGCGTTCGCGATGACGAGGACGTCTTTCGCCTGCGCCTCGCTGTTGGCCGCGATCTGCACGAGCGGCATCGCGTGCGGTACGCCGATCCAGCGGCCGAGGTCGTCGTCGTACACGAGCTGCGTCGGGCCGACGAACTCGGCATCGCAGACCGAGGCGCCGAAGGGGTCTTTGCCCGTGCCCTTCGCCCCGCGCTTCGCCCCGCGCCGGTAGGTGAATCGTCCCGTTTCGGGGTCGAAGGCGTACCAAAGGATGAGGAATCGCTTTTGCCCCGGGGTGTACTGCCACGGCGCCCCGGTCTGGTAGTCAATGAGCCCCGGGCCGATGTCCGGCCGGCGCCCCTCGGCCCAATCGATGACCCCGGGGCCGATCGAGTTCTCGATGAGGCGGTCTTTCCCGGGCTGGTCGAGCGGGTACGGCAGCGTGACCCATGCCGTCGTGCCGTACCACGGGTCGATGCGGTACCCCGGAAGCATGAGGTCGGCGGCCCCCGGGCGATCGAGGGTCGCCGCGATCACCGCTTCGTCTGCTTCCGGTGATGCCGCTCAAGGGCGCGACGCTCGGCACGCGAGAGGCTCTGCCACTTACGGACGTCGGTCACCCACGGCGGCACCGCCGGCAGGGCGCGCTCGCGGGCGAGCTCGAGTTTGGCCGGGGCGAGGCGGCGCTGCTCGAAGAGTCTCGCCTCGTCGAGGATGACGCAGTTCGGCTCGATGCCGGCCGACGTCGCGCGGCGCGGGTCGTCGGTGCTCATGACGCCTCGGGTTCTGCTACGGGCTCGCCGATCATGACGACCTCGGTCGGGGCCGTCTCGGGGCGGGCGAACATCGGGTTCCTCAGCCACCGCGCCGAGACGTCGTCGCCGACGCGCCCGCAGGTGACGCAGCGCGGGTGCTCGGGCGGCGCCTGCGGGTCAAGGTTCTCGTGCGGGCACTCGGGCGGGGTGCGGTAGGCGACCGGGCAGGGCCGCTCGTTCAGGGCGTGCAGCGAGCAGCGGTCGGTGCCGTCCACGATGACGCGGTGCGCGGTGTCGGTGAACGCCGTATCGCCCGAGTCGCAGAACGCCTCGGCCGGCAGCATCGGCCACGAGTAGACGACCCGGGTCGACGACCACGGCAGCGTGCGGTTTTGCAGGGTGACCGCCGCCATCACAGGTCCCGGTATTCACTCATGTTGACGACGTTACCGGCCGCCTCGCCGTCTGCCGGCTGGTCGCCCTTCGCCTTCGGCTCGACGTAGCGGATGCGCAGGCCCCGCCGGAAGTCGGCCGTGACACCCATCTGCTTCTCGCGCTGCGTCAGGCTCGGGCCCGTGTAGCCCCGCCAGCCCTCCATCGTGCGCGCGTGGATCTCGGCGGTGTCCATCGCGAAGCGCCACTCGGCCTCGGTCCACAGCTTGGCGTGCGGCATGCGCGAGATGTCGCGCCACCACGCCACGGTGGCGGCGGGCCAATCCTCCGAGTTCTCGGCGCCGACCGCCATGACCGAGATGCCCCCGGTCTGCCGGTCGCGCAGCGGCGGGCCGTCGAGGAAGGGGACGTTGTCGACGTCGATCCAATCGGCAACCGTCGGGTTGCGGTGACGGACTTGTGACCGATCGGTCCGCTGAGCTACTCCCGGCACTGGCATCTCGCCATGCTAGCAGCTACCTAGTAGCTCTGAGCAACCGTCACTCTCCGTAGTCTGGTTACGGAGAGTGATTCGGACATAGGGAACAGACTAGGACAGGAA